AGTCAATTGATCATCAATCTTTTCGGCGGGACCGATATCATCGTCGATCCATATAGCCAGTCAAGCGCGGCGGTCACTCGAATTGTTATCTATCAAGATAACGACGTTCAGGTTCGACACGCTCAGTCCTTTTCTGCTGTTCAAGATTTGACGACTTGATGTTGAAACTCGGAGGGACTCCGGTCCCTCCATCCAAAGAGGAAAGAATGAAAATAAAATTTACTGGAAACGTATCGGTCGCGGGAAACCATTATGAAGAAGGAACGACCGCCGATCTTGACAAAGAGGTCGCAAACGAATTGATCTCGATCGGGAGAGCTCTTCCCGCTTCTTCGGATCGCTCCGTCGGTCTGGAAAAATCGGACGCTCCGGCTCCGAAGACCCGGAAAAAGAAAGCTTAAATCATGTCGATCGAGAACGACAAAATGAGACTCGATCTTCTCCAAGATTTCGGAGAAACGGCGACTTTCACCGACACTTCCGCCGGAAGCTCGTCATCGATCACGGTCATTCTTACAAACGATTATCTCGCCGCCGATCCCGGTGGATCGGTTGAGGTCGAGAGCTCGTCTCCGGTCGCGATCGCGAGAACGATTGACGTCCCGAATGTTGCTCAAGGAGACACGCTTTTAATTTCCTCGACGACTTACACCATCCGGGAAGTCGAGCCCGATAATCAAGGAATGACGACCGTCAGATTGAGCTCATGAGCCACGTTCGACAACAAATCCGAGAAGCATTCGGAACCGCTTGTTCAGGTCTTTCGACAACCGGGACGAACGTCTTCCAAACTCGAGTTTATCCGCTCGAGTCCGGATCGCTTCCGGGACTATGTATCTACACAACGACCGAAAGCTTGAGCGACACGATTCAGGATCTCGGGGGATCTGCTCGGCTTGTGTCGAGGTCTCTTTCGGTACGGGTCGAGGGATACGCTCGAGCAACGAGCAACCTCGACGATACGCTTGACACTATATCCGCCGAAGTCGAAACGGCGGTCGCAAATTCGACGTCGATCGACGCGCTCCTGACGGATCTCGAGCTCTCATCGACGGAAGTCTCCTTTACTGAAGGAGATCGAGAAATCGGGGTGATAACCATGGATTTCGGAGTGATCTATACGGTCGCGTCGAACGATCCTCAAACAGCCAAATAAAGGAGCATTCCAATGGCAACCGCAATTTCAACCGACGTCCTACGTCAGAAAGCGACTCAACTCGTTTTCGTGGACGAGTCAACGGCGGGGACTCTCTCGAGTGCTCCGTCCGGGTCAAATGGGTCAACCGAACAAAGCTTCGCAACGACCGACGCTCCCGTATGGGATCAGCAACCGAATACGACGACGTTTTCCGAGATTGGATCGCAAATCTTGACACAAGATCAGTCGACAAATTATCTCGAATACGCGACGACGAACTATAATTTTCTAGCAAAACCGAACGGGGCTTCCGCTCCTGCGGAGGATTATCTCCTTCTCAAATTTTTTGGAGCTCAGTCAACCTCTGGAGAATATGCTTATTATTTCGCGAACTCGGTCAATACTTCGTCCGCATGGCAATTGACCGACGAGAATTTCATGTTCGCCGCTTCCGGAGTGATCCTGAATGAACTCACGGCGACGATCTCCAAAGATGGAAATCTCATTTATAACGTCAGCGCACTTGCGAGTCGTCTTTATTACGGCGGACAAGCGACCGTCTCGTCGGTATCAACGAATGATATCACCATAAACACTCCGTCGATCGCCGGAGTCCCGGGAGCGACCGCGTCAAATCTCTTCTTCGCGAATGAGCCCGTCATCGTTTACAACAATTCGACCGGAGCCTCCCGAGGAACAACGACGGTTTCATCGATTTCGGGGGCGGTCGTAACCGTCGCCGCGACTCCGTCCTCAACTGATGCGGACGACGTCATCCTCCCGACCATCTCAGCCGCTTCGGTTTCAACATTGAGTCCAATCTCGATGAAGAATTCCAAGGTCTATATGGCGGCAAGCGGGACCGCGTCCGGATCTCTCTTCGCGTCTGGAAATCAAGTCACGGTTCAAAGCGCGGATATCACGATCAATCGAGATATTCAAACTCCCGGACTTCAGGACTTAACCGGATCAGTTTATCCGTCCGCCGCTTATATCGTCGGGAACGACGTCTCGATTTCGGGATCATTCACTCTGAATGCTCAACCGAATCAGCTTTCAGCCGCGTCGAGATTCGTTGACCAAGACCTCATGGCGATTGGGATTCAAGTCGACAATGGCTCGGATCAATATATCCGGTTCTTTATGCCTTATTGTCGAGTAACGGGAGTCACCGGGGGAGATTTGGTCGCGACTTCGACGGTCTCTTTCACGGTCGTAAAAGGGGCCGGGACGACGGATCAAAGTCGTTTCGAGCTTAAATACGATAACGCGTAATTCAGGGAGACGGCGGGTCGGAGCTCCAATTGCCTTCCCCGACGATTCCGCCGTCGTCGGGGAGATCATCGGGGATTTTAAAAATGGATTTAAAAGCATTTTCTGAAAATATCGAAATCACTCTCGAAGAGCTTCCGGACGTCGTTTTTATTTGCAGACGACCGAGATTCGAGGAACTGAATAATCTCTCCGGAGATTCGATCAAAAGGGTTCGAGGGATATGGGAGAAGAACGTCCAATCATGGACCGGACTCGAGAACGAGGGAACGGACTTCCCTTGCACAAGCGAGAACAAAAAGCGGCTCCTCGACTTGAATCCTTTCTTATGTATGACGGTCGTCAATCGACTTGCGGACACTTGGAACAATGAATTCAAGATCGAAGCGGGAAACTGAATCGGTGGCTCGATATCGAGACGGATCGGGCCGAATATCCGGAAACGTCTCGGAGACATGGAATCGAAAGAGGGACTCCGTTCAATGAGAACTGGTGCTGTCAATCCGAGCTCTCTCAATGGGGAGACGATCCTCCTTGTGAGATATGCCCGAGAGCTCTCCTCAAGCTTGGAGGACTTTCTTCGATCGTCGTCAAGTTATGGTCTCAACTCGATTGGACCGGACGCCGATCCGCGTCGGAACCGCTCGCCGCGTCGGATATGCTCGCGGTTATGCGACTTTATGGAGCGGAACTCCCGGAGGTTTGGGAGTTTCTTCTTATGGTTGAAACAAGGATTTTCTCTCATCGTCAAGGGATGATCGAAAAAAAGAAAAAGCAGGAGTCGAAGCGGAAGAATGGCTGAAGTCACAACGATTCAAATCCGGGGAGAAGACCGGACCGCCGCCGCTTTCCGATCCGCAAACAAGGGACTCGATCGGCTTGAACGGAATCTCCAAGCGGCAAGCGCGAAGACCGCGACTTTGACCGCCGGACTCGGGAAGCTTGGCGGAGTCATGGCGGGACTTGTCGGAGTCGGAGCCCTCGGAGCTTTTACGACTTCAATCATCCAACTCGGGGATCGACTTCAAAAGGTTTCCGTCCAAACCGGATTCACGGTCGAAGAGCTTGAGATCCTTCAATTCGCCGCGTCTCAAGCCGGAGTCGGGACCGATCAACTAAATGCAGCAGTCCAAAAATTTTCCATCAATATCGGGAAAGCTTCCGACGGGACGAAGCTCCAAGCGGATGCCTTTAAAGCCTTAAATATCGAGATTAAAGACCAAGACGGAACGCTCAAGGATTCGTCCGCTTTATTCGTCGAAGTCGCCGAATCGATTTCCAAGATCGAAGAGCCCGCCGACAAAGCCCGGATCGCTTCTGATCTTTTTGGAAGGACCGGAGTCGAGCTTCTCGCTCTCCTGAACACCGGAGCAATCGGTCTCGGAGAATTTGCGGAGAAGCTCCGTCAAGCCGGGGGGATCATGGGAACGACGGCGGCGGATGAATTCTCGGCATTTAACGATCAAATGGATCTTCTCTCCCGAGCCCTCCGAGGGAAGGTCGCTCCGGTCTTGGTCGCGGTCCTCCCGGCCTTAACCGCACTCGCGGAGAATCTCGACGAGGTCGCCAAATTTGCGGCAGTCGTCGGAGCGGGATTCATTGCGGCAAAGATTCCTGCGGCTTTTCTAGCAATCACGGCGGCGGTCAAGGGATTGACGCTCGCAATGGCGGCTAATCCGCTCGGTCTCATTGCGACGGGACTCGCGGCGATCGCAGTCTATAAGGGTGACGAGATCATGGACGCTTTCGGATTCGCCGAAGAAGCACCGAAGGAACTGGATAAGACGAACACAAAGCTTGAAGAGACCGCCAAACAATTGAACGAGCTCGACAAGGTCGAACAAAAAAGAGTCGAGACTTCAGAAGAATTTGCCAAGACGACAAAGAAAGAAGTCGTCCCTCAATTGAAGAACCTCGATCGAGCTCTTCGATCATCATCGATTGAGTTTAAAAACATTCGAGGACCGGAAGGACTAGGAGGATTGACCCGCTCATTCATCGAGTTTTTTGGAAATATTCAGACCGTCGCGCTTAATACTCTGACCGATATCGAAAGACTTGTTGAAGGGACCTTTTCACTCGTCAAACAAGACTTCCGGGAATTCTTTCAAGCTCTCGATAATATCGTCATTTTTGAAGGTCAAGAGGTCCGAGACGCTTTTCGAGATATGATTCAAGATTTAGCCCACCAAGTGAAAACAAAGGATATTGGCGCGACGGAGCTCTTCAGGGTCGTCCAAGAGACGATCGACGCGGTCGATCTTTTCTCGGTCTCGGGTCATGTCGATCGATCCGCGAGCTCGATTTTAAATATCACCGGAACAAAAAACGTCAATGCTCGGGACGTTTTCTCGGTTTCAGGAACTATAAATATTGACCTTAGTTCTATTGAAAATACAACAAAACAGAGGATTCATAAATCAATGGCCTCCCTTGCTGATTATGTCAATTACTACGGTGTTCGACAAAACTACACTCCGATAGGTCATGCAGGGGTCGGGCGGAACGTCTATCAAAACAGAGAGATTGAGGTTAGTTATAGCAGAGCAATCCCCGAAGATACTCAAAATTTTAATTACCAGACGCTTTATTCAAATTATCCAATTATGACGGGGCCGGGAGTGACGTCGATCCCGGGAATCTACCATAACTCCGGACGAAGCTCCGGAAGAAGTCCCGCCGCGTCTCAAGTCGACGAGTCCATGAGCTCGGGAGCTCCGGTCGTCAACGTCTTTCTCGACCTCGAAGGAGAAGTGAAACTCCCGCTTCATGAATACATTGTCTCGACTCAAAACCGAGCCGAGAGATCCGGAAACCAAGAGCTCGCCGGGATTCTAGGGGGAGACGGCTCTTATGCCTGAATCAAGAACCATAACCGTTCAAATGACCGTCGACGGAACTGATTATTACATGGCGACCGAGGAGTTTGTCGGATCAAATTTTTATTCGCCATTCGTTCAATCACTTCCCCGGATCGATTGGTCCGGTGACGGATTCATGAAGACCCAAGCGGGAGACTTGACCCTCACAAACCAACCGGACGAGGATCAACATCCTTTCGGATATGCGACGAACTGGTCGACCCTTTTATCGAATCCAGATCAGCAATTTTTGACCGCGATCCATCCGGGAGAACCAAAAGAAAAAAGACTCGCTCTCTGGTATGGATTCGCCGTCATTCGGACCATCTCAGAAAACGGATTGACGTTCGATCTCTTCGAGAACGGGACAGAGGATCAATTGAGTTTGAGACGTCTCGTCGGAAGTTATCCGGTTTCCAGTTTGACGGCAGGAGATCCAACCGTCTTGACGATTGACAACCGAGAGATGGGATCGAATACAGCATCGACTTGGATCAAGATCGGAGACTTCATTCAAGTGAACAATACTTTCTCCCCGGTTACGGCGAACACCGATTTTCTGGTCGTCGCGACTTCTGGAAATAATATCTCAATTGATTTGGATTCAACCGGGACGACGTTCGCGACTCCTCGGGTCGTAACCAATTCATTTGATTCTGGAAGCGGGACTCAATGTATCTTGAATAAGGTCTTAACCGTCCCTTATGTCGCTTTTTCTGAAGGGATGGTGCAACACAACGTCCCGAGAGATCGATATTATCAAGACGGCTATTATGGTCATTATTTTTTCACTCCTTATCAGAACTGGTATCCATCGAGCGGACTCGGGACAACGACCAAAATCTTTATTGACGGAGTCGATCAGTCCTCAAATTACACTCTTGTCGGGAAATCATATAAACGAACCGATGGAGCCGCTTACGACGGAACGATCACATTCCAAACGACGACAACCTATAAAACGGTTTTCGACCTCGTCGATCTTTTATTTTCTCCCTGCAACAAAACGAAAGCTCCAAACTCCGACGATTCGGTTAAAGCCGGGATCATGGTCGAATATACCAAACAGGGAAACGTCGTTTCGTTCTTGGATCAGATCACAAGGAACACAAACCATCAGTTTTATTTGAGGTCTCAAGACGGGGGAAGCGGAGTCGATGGATTCTTGATCGAGAAAGCGAACGTCCCGACCGCTCAAGCACTTGATGAGTTTGAGATCACGGCGGCGACTTATTCTTTCAAGCAACCGACCCGAGCGGTCACTTGTGAATTTACGACCCGAGACGAGTCGGGAACCGCCGCCGGGAATAATTTCCAATTCATCGAATCCAAAAAAAACGTCTCCGTCACAAACGAAGATATCACCTCCGGAGCGGAGATCGTCGTTCAACAAATGCACGACTCGCTTGGTCAACAATTGAATTATTTACAAGCGATCCTCGACGTTCAAAAAAAGCTTTATATCACGGTTACTCTTGACCATATAAACGAGGATATTCTTCCCGGAGATAATCTTTCTTTTTCCCGGGAAAACGACAAGGTGACGGTCTCAAGTCTCCTCGTCCGAAAGATTGTTTATGATCTCAATCTCCAAACCACGCAATTTTGCGGAGACGGCTTGATCACTCCATTCGAGCGGACTTAATGGATATCATTCAATCGACCCGAATCTCAGCCACAAGCGCGGCAAATTCTCCGCTCTCGTCGACTTATGCGGTTTCGAATATTGCAAACGACCAAGTCGGGAAACCGTTCATTAGTTCCGCAACCTCGGAGACGATCTCGATCTCAGCGGACGCAGGAGCTCGGGCGATCTTTCTTTTTGGTCTCATGGCGGATACGGCAATCATCGAATGCGCGACGACGGGAGCGACCGGGACGTCTCTCGAAATAAACACGACTCAATATTCTGCGATTGATCAGCTTCAGATCGGAACGTCGAATCTCATTCCTCCGGAATATATCCAAGTTTCATCCGCTCCTTATTCTGGAACCGTTCTGTCTTCTCCATTGACTTCGGACACTCAAACGACCGACTCAACGACCGGGGCTCCGAATACGCTCGAACTTGCGGCAAATCTTACAATTGGAGACGGACAGACTGATTCTCAACAACTCGTTATCGGACTCGATTCAGATCCAACGGTTCAATATAACGATTCAGGAGACGCACTCGCGGCGGCGACCGTCGAGGTCAAGCTCACAACCTCAACCGACCGGAAGGATCTCGCCGTCGCCGGAGATAATATCGGATATTATCAACAAGACTCCGGAGCGACCGGGAGATTTGCCAAGGACTCAAGCTCCGCGTCGAGCTCGTCTTTTGTGAACGTCAATAATCATGGAAACGTCCGGATCGGATCTCATGTCACGATCGGCGGGACTTCTTACCAGATTACCAAGATTGTCGGAGACGGAACCGCATCCGGAGGGATCACGCTCTCCGGATCGCCGAGCTCCGCGACGGTTACGTCTCTTTTAAATCCGATCAAGCTTGGACTTTTCCGGATGGGAACTCGACTCAACGTCGGGAATCCTCAAATCGGACTTCAAAAAAGCTTTGCGGACTTTTCCTTCAAAAGAACTCTAGGGAATGGAGGATATACTCAAATTCAAAGGAACGTCGCGACGATTTACACCATCACGGCAAACTTGACCCGCGCTCAATGCGACTCTCTTGTTGACCATTTCCGAGCGTACCGTTCCAAACCCTTTCCGGTTCTTGTCATGGACGGAATGCCGGACGCTCAAAACGAGAGAACAAAATATTCAGGGTTTTTCTATATGCCGGAAGCTCCATCGATTTCATTTATCGATAAACGAGTCGACCGACAAAATATTAATTTCCGATTAAGGGAGATCACTTAATATGCCTGACAGAATTTTAAAACCGGATTCCGGGAATGATTTGATCCTGCAAAATGACGACGCGTCCGCAAAGATTGAAATCAACGAAGATGGATCTATGCCCGTCACTGGGACGCTCGAAGGAAACATGACGGTAGGAAGCGGAAAAACTTTAGACGTTTCTTCCGGGACTCTGACAACCTCCTCGGCACAAAAGCAAGCGATCGTCCAAGCCGGACCGGGGAGCGGGACTTTTGACGTCTCATCTGGGACCTTTACAACCTCCTCGACACAAAAAACCGCAATTGTTGATGGAGGGAAAGGGAATTTAGCCGCCTCCGATGTTGGTTTGGGGAATGTTACAAACGAGTCAAAAGCGACGATGTTTACTTCTCCGACGTTTACGGGGAATTCAGCTTTAGGAAGTAACGCAACTGGGACTTTTAATGGGGCAATTGGTTCCTCTGCAACTGGCTTGACAGGAATTAAAGAGGCAGATCAGTTTAGGGTTACAACTTCATTGACAGGAAGCACTGCTGATATTACGACAAATTGGGAACGGGTAGATGATGCGAGTTTTGGGAAAATTGGGACAGGGATGACTGAATCAAGTGGGATTTTTACATTTCCACAAACAGGAACATATTTGGTTTTAGTTTTTGTAACCTTTAAATCTACAAATGGCGAACAACACTATGGTGGAATTGAGGCATTAGCTGACATGGGAAGTGGATATGATTCCGTAGCCCAAAGCTTCAATGGTATGTTTGGTTCAAACGCATGGTCTAGTACATCATTAAATTTCTTTTTTAATGTTACAAATACGTCTAATGATAAGGTTAAATTTTCAAGAGCAGCCTCTAGCGGAAGTGCTGTGTCAATGGTTTCGTCAACTTCAACAAATTACAATTCATTTACATTTATCAGAATGGGTGATGACACATGATTGAAGACTATTTACAGAATGCACTAAAAATTTTAGTTCCTGATCATCCTAATTGGTATGGATGGGCAACGACTGATTCAGATGGAAATAAAATTCCAAATGATCAAAGAATGCAGACACAATTTGTAATTGTAAATCAAGAACATGAAGGCATTGTAACAAGACCATCTGATGATGAAATAAACGCTAAAGTTGCACAATTACAAAATGCAGAACCGATGCGACGTTTGCGAGAAGAAAGAAACCAAAAACTTGCGGAAACAGATTGGAGGGCAAGCTCGGATTTAACCCTTGGCGAATGGGCAACTTATCGCCAAGCTCTCCGGGATCTTCCGTCGACCGCAAATCCGACTCTTGATTTAGACGGAAATCTTCAAGGGGTGACATGGCCCGACGTACCGACTTGAAGAAGCTTCTTCTTTTCTTATTTTACTCCTGCTCGGTCGGGATCGCTTTCGCCGGAGGTCATCATCCGGGGATTGATGCTCCGCATTCGACCGGAGACTTGATCGACAATATTGTCTCGGCTTTTCTTTCTCAGGGAATCACCGGGGCCATGTTGATCGTTATCGGGTTTTATCTATACCGGACCGAGAATCAAGCCCGAGACGATCGCGTCGAGCTCACGCGGAAGCTCGAGGATCTGGTCCTTCGATCTCAGGATAATCTCGTCGACGTCAAATCCGAAGTCGCCGCGATGAAAGTCGAGATCGCCGGAGTGAAGTCGGAGCTCGGGAACCATGGACGAGAGCTTGAGTCTCTCCGGGACTTTTTAATGACGAAACGAAACTCATAAATCGATCCCCGAAAAATGGCAAAAGAAACAACGACCACAACCGTCGAAAAGCCCGATCCGCCGAAAGCGACTCCTCCTCCGGTCGATCCGGACGTTCAGATCGCGAAGCTTCGATTCTGGGCTCGGCTCTTAATATCGATGCTCGCTTTTTTATTATTTGGTTATTTGGTCATTAAGATGATCGACAAGCCCGAGGAGCTCACTCAGTCCTCAAAAGATTTGATCAATTTAGCTTTCGGAGCATTCCTCCCAATAATCGGGATGCTCGGAAAATTTTGGTTCGAAGCGGCTCAAGAGCCAATCCATCCAAAAGGTGAAGACGGGCCGAAAACCTTTGAGCAAAAAGTCGAGCTCAAGACCGGAGAATAATCTCCAAATCATCATCCATTGAAGGGACGAAGATGCTTCAATTTTTACCTCAAGTGATTCAACTCGCGGGAATGGTCAAAGATATGTTGGACGACGACGACAATTCCGCGACTCCCGATCATGCTGAAAAAAGCATGAAGAAAAAACTCTCAACCGAGACCCTCGGATTTCTTGATGAGATCATCGATAAAGATCCGAGCCAACCGCACAAGTCATTCCTTGATTTCCTGAAGGGATGAAACTCTCCAAAAATTTTTCTCTCGGGGAAGTCTGCAAATCCGAAGCGGCTTCCCGGGGAGGATGGGAAAATCATCCAAACGAAGACGAGCTCATTTCCGTCGTCGCGCTTATCCATAATTGCATCCAACCGATACGCGATCACATGAACCGACCGATCCGCGTCAATTCATGTTTCCGGAACCTACAGACGAACCGAGCGATCGGGAGCGGAGATGGGAGCTCTCATCGAGCTCAGAACGGATTCGCCGCGATGGACTTCGAGATCATGGGTTTTGATAATAAGGATCTCGCTCGGGAGATCGTTCAATTCCTTCCTTCATGGTCGGATCTGATCCTCGAATTCTACGACGAGAAAATCAAAGATCCGATCCGTCGAGCGGATTCAGGATGGATTCATTTATCCTTCAACCGACTCGGAAACAATCCGAAGAAAGTCCGCCGAGCGATCCGGAAGAATAAGAAGATCAAAGGGGAGAATCATACGGTCGTTGAATATATTCCTTGGGACTTGGAATAAAACCGCACGGAAAACCGCATGGAATCCGGGTCTTGATTTGCCTGAAAACTGGAAACCCTTGCAAAAACTGGTAGCGGGGAGAGGATTCGAACCTCTGACCTTCGGGTTATGAGTCCGTTGGTCGGTAGTGTTTGCAAGGGTTTGGAGGGAATCTCAACCGCATGAAACCGCACGAAGAGAAAAAAACCGCACGAAAACCGCACGAAAAAAAGGCGGAGGATGCTTGAAGATCCAAGAGCCCCGTAGCTCCATAAATTGTCTCGCTACGTTACCAAATATCCTTCTCATAATGACGCGACCGCTTCTTTGAATTCCTTCAAATCTCGTTCAATCTCTTTTGGAAGGACTCGCTCTCGTCGAATGAGCTCTCTTTTGATCCCATTTTCTGCCAAAAGATCGCTTACCTCAATAAATGCTCTCAACATTGCGTCTTCTGATTTAAAAGATATATCAACTTCGAGAGTTTGTGATTCTTTGTGAAAAATACGTTTATGGATATTCTCTCCATGTCGCTTTCCGATTTCATTCATTTTTGATCCAAGACTTTTATATTTTTTAAAGTCTCCTTGAATCAATTTAAAAACAAGAACTCTTCTCATGTTATCCATTGTTCTTGCCTCCTCCAAATAACCATGCCAATTGAGCGGACCTTGTCCATTTAGCGACGACGCGCTTAACATAAGACAATTGAATTGCTCCTAGTCCTCCATAATGAAGATAAGAAAAAATCACCTGACGTTTTGATTTTGGGTCATTCAAAAAACATCCTCCATTAAAGGATGAATTTGACCCTTTAATTATTCTCATTTTAAAACTCCTTATTTTCATCAATAAAATCGATCAGTCGATTCGCGGTCTTTAATTGACGACGACAATCGTCATTCTCAGCCCGGAGTCGATCATTCTCGGATTTCAGTTTGTTGAAGTCCTGCGACTTATCATCTCGAAGGCCGAGAAGATATTCCGGAGAAACTCCAAGTTTCAAATATATCTCCCGAAGAACTCGAGGAGATATCTCTTGTCTCCCCGTCTCGATCTTGGAGACGGTTTGACGAGGGACTTCGATCATTTCAGCAAATTTGATCTGATCAAGTCCGGAGTCTTCGCGGAGCTCCTTGAAGCGATTCGCGATGAGCTCTTTTTCCTTTTGGTTGTCTTTCATAATAAACTCTCACGTTTTTGATAAAGCAGGTCGGCCTGCCCCGACTCAATTTCTGGCCTGTTTATCGGTACTTCGCCATTATTAAATCAAAGATAGCAATATGATAAAAAGTAATGCAAAAAAGATTCTTTTAATGGAATTTGTTAGAAATTGAAAGCTTTTGATGCGATTCCGATATTTTTTTTCCCGATCTCGTCATTCACATGAGCATACCGGAGAGTTGATTGAGTCCCTGCATGACCCGTCGAGTGCGCGATATCTTCGATCGAGACTCCCGCTCTCCGTAGCATGGTCGCGAACGTATGCCGAAGATCATGCCAAGTAAATCGAGACTCTTCACCGGAGTCCGGGCCGATCCCGGCTTTTTTGCGAGCCGAATTCCAAGCCTTGACGACGCTCGACGGAAAGACCAGATCCGTCTTTTCCATGATGAACGTCGCTCCTTTTCTCTTCTTTCGCTCTCCGTTCGATTTGAGCTTTCGCTCGCGTAGCATTTGAAGACAATCGGGATTCGTTTCAAGAGAGACCTCTTGATCTCTCTCATTCTTTCGATCTTTGAATTTGATAATTCCGTCCTTCAGATTGACGTCGGTCCATTTGAGTTTATACATCTCCCCGGCTCGGCATCCGATCCAAGAAGCAAACCGGAACGCGTCCCAAAGATCCGGAGATTCCGAAGTCCGACAAGCTTCGATCAAAGCTTCTTTCTCTCCTTCATGCTCCCCGAGCTCCCGCTTCCGTTCGTTCCTTGACTTGTCAACCGTCTCGAAAACAAGACCGCGTCGGACCGGATTCGTTTCGATCTGACCGAGCTCGATCGCGAAGGAGAAGAGTCTCCTCAAGTCTTCGAAATATCCGTTCACGGTCCGATCCAAGATCGGGAGACCGATCCTCGTCCCTCTGGTCGCTTTCATGGACTTGATCTTCTTTTTTACTTTCAGAATCTCTCCGGGCCAAAGAGAGCGGTTTTGTTTATCGGTATAATTCACGGGAAGCTTGCCGATCTGACTTTTCCAATACTTCAAGCGACGCGTCGGATCGGCGACGTCCTTTTTTCCGGAGAGCTTGGTCTCGAGGAAAAGATCGATCAGATCCGCGACCGTATATTCGAACGTTTCCGGTCGTTTCTCCTCAACATCCTTCAGAAGCTCGGCGAGCATTTCGTCCCATAATCTTTGAAGCTCGTTCGACCGAGCTTTCCCTTTTGGAAATGCGCGAAGATATTCCGGAGAACAAAGAGTCCTTTTCATTGGACGCTTCCCTTTCTCAAGCGGGAGCTCTTTCCCGTCATGCTGAAAAAAGCCGACGATCGTCTCCCGGATCTTTCCTTTGTATTTCTCTTTTACGACTCGCGTCTGATTCCCCTGAATCCCGGCTCCGCCTTTTTGTTTCGTTGTCATGATCTCCCCTTAATTATTCATCAACCATTGTTTTTGTTGACCAATTCCAAGACCTTTCATTGGAACGTCGACCTCGGTTCCTTGATAAGCAAACCGGAGCCACGGCTCAAGAAATTCTCGATATTTTTGTCCTGCTAAAATGGTGATTTTCTTCGGGGTTACGGGATATTTATCTGCAAACTGTTTGCAAACGAGCTTTGTCCATTCTTGTCGTTGATCGACGTTCATTTCGTTCAGGGTTTTTTCGTATGGTTCGAGCCATTTGTAAAAAGATATCAAGCCATGTTCAGCCGACAGGATTCCTCCCATCACAAGCTTCTCATTATTCTTCGCGTCTTCACTTTTTCGGTCATACCAACCGATCGCTTTTTTGAACCAATCACTTGAATAAAATTCGCGAGCGATTGGCTCCTGCGGATTTTTTTCACCGACACAAGATATCAAAATCAATTCATCGATTTGTTTTTGCATTTCGTTGCTCCTAAAAAAAATTATTGACGAATGATCAAAAAAAGATCATAAATGATAACTAATCGATATAAATATTCGATAATTCAAACAAATTCAAGCAAATAATATCAAAAAAGGATAGGAAATCATAGAAAATGGAAAATAATTCCAAAAAAGACATGGAGTCGGCTTTTTTGATCTTGGCGAAATCGATCGATCGAAATACCGAATCGACCGCTCGACTTGCTCAAGGACTCGAGAAACTTTTCCCGGAACTGGAAAAAACCGAGACCGTCAAGCGCGTCAAGAACTCTCGGAAAGAGCTCGAACGATCCGCAAAGTCGACTCTCCGAGAGCTTGGCCTATGAAAGAACGGGATCTTCAAAGAGCCGTCCTCGATTATTTCGCTCTCCAAAAAGATTGTTTTGCCGTCCGCATCAATACGATGGGAGTCCCGCTCCATGGGAGAGCAGGATTCCGACCGTCACCGATGCGCGGAGTCGCCGACGTCCTCGTTTGTATCAAGGGGAAATTTCTCGCGATTGAATTGAAGTCCTCGAAGGGAAAGCTTTCAGCCGAGCAAGAGAGCTTCCTCGACTCGGTTTCAAATACCGGAGGATATGCGATCGTCGCGAGCTCCCTTGACTCGGTCATGGACATCGTCGAGCAAATCCGAAAAACCGAATATTTGGGAGTCCAAGAATATGCAGACTGACTTTGACGACTTTCATATCAGTCGGAGGATTAACACTTGGATCGGCCCGGATGGGACTGATACCGATTATGAAGGATCTCATCCGGACTTGAACGATCTCCCGAGACCCGACCCGGAAAAAGCTTGGAAGCGATTCTCCGAGCAATGGGAGAAATGGTGCAGACTGACTCCGCTCACGCTTGGGATCAAAGAATGATCGATCTCCGAAAACCGGATCTTCTCTTTCCGGAGAAACGAATCAAGCCCGGATTCAAAAAGAATCGAAATCCGACTCGGGATCAAATTCAGATCGCGATCGAACGATTTCAGGAATCCGGCGGAACGATCACAAAGATCGAAGAGAAAACCTCGAAAAAACCAAATCCCCGAGCCATGGGGCTCGAGTGGGATCAAACCTTCGAAGACTTGCAGATATGAAAAACCAAAACGACCAGAAACCGATTGAGATCCAAACGATCATCCGCGAGCAGATAAGACGACGCAATCAAGCCGCTCGTCATCTGCTTTGGAAAAGTTTTCTCAGGAACAACCTCGTCGGAACATGATTCGCGTCCTTGATTGTTTCGCCGGAATGGGAGGTTTCTCTCTTGCCGGAGAGATCGTCAATCATCGAATCGGGAAAGAAATATTCAAGACCGTCGGCTTTGTTGAATGGGAGAAATATTGCCAAGAAGAAATTTTAAAACCGAATTTTAAAGGAGTCCCGATTTATGGAGATATTAGAGAAGTCTCAGCTCGAACTTTTCCCGATGGAATCGATCTCATCACGGGAGGTTTCCCATGCCAAGACCTATCGATCGCGGGAAAGAAGAAAGGAATCTCAGGAGAAAGATCCGGGCTCTATTTTGAGATCGTTCGACTATTCGACGAATTCTCCGCTTTGCAATTACGACCTCCAATCCTCCTCATGGAAAACGTCGCAAACCTCCTTAATGGAAACGGGGGAGATTGGGCTCGAATCGTTTTCGGAGAGTTGGCCGCGAGAGGGCTCAATGCGGAATGGAAGGTGTTATCTGCGGAATCCGTGGGAGCTCCTCATCTCCGAGAGAGAGTCTTCATCGTCGCATGGCATGGAGATGAGATTCCCGACTCCGGATGCTACGCAACGAGGACCGCATTCGGGACGGAAAATAAAGAACGGTCAAACGGTCTCGCATACGACGGGAACTGCTTTCGGAATGAGCTTAGAGACCGCAGTCAAATTATTCCCGACTCCGACATTATCCGACACAAGACCAAACCGAGACTTAACAAAACAAATGAAAAGGAACACGTTAGGTTTGGCAGAAATTGTTCGTCTTCAAGAGAAGTTTCCAACTCCGACAAGCATGGATGCAACAGGACGAGGTCAAAGAGCATTCAACAAAGGAAATTGGTCGACGCAGTCTCTCGAATATCAAGTGATACAAAAAGAAGAGAGCCCAGGGCAACTGAATCCGAATTGGGTTCTATGGCTTATGGGATTCCCGCTCGATTGGCTTCCGATCAAGTCTGGGATCAAGAACCGAGAGGAGTGCCGAGAGTGGCTCATGGAGTCAAAGGACGAGGTCCGGCATTAAAAGCGATCGGGAATTCAGTCGTCCCGGAGGTGGTGACAATTCCTTTAATGAGGGTAGCTGAAATATTAGGAGAACTTTAAGCGAAAAGGACGGGCAAGCGAGTCCGGACCTCCTCAGAATCGGGAGCGATTCTTAAAAAGTCCGGCGTGTTCTCATGAGCTCTCGTCAATCTCGGCTCAAACCCGGGATCTCGTCCTTTTTGCAACTTAAATCTAATTGCAAAAATTAATCGGGGAATTATGGATGATAAAGAATTGATCAAAGTCGTTTATCGGCTAAGAAAAGCCCAAAAGACTTATGACACAAGGAAACAACCGGACGCGCTTCAGGAATCCAAAAGACTAGCAAAGCAAGTCGACCAAGAGCTCGAACTTCGTTTCGAATCTCTCTTTCTGGGGGATAAATGAAACAAAGCGAAAAGACCGACGCACTCAATAAAGCCCTCCTCAAAGTCCATGCGGACGCGGGGCCGATCATCGAACAGGATTCCGAAAATCCCGGATATCGAAGGGAAGGAGTCGCATCAAAATACGCTTCCCTCGGAGCGGTCCTCCGGAAGATCAAACCGATCGCAAACAAGCACGGTCTGATCATTGAGCAATATCCCAACATAAACAAAATCATTTTTAATGATCATGAAAATGAGCTCAAAGGATCAAGAGTCAAAGTTGAAAAATACAAACTTGGAGAGATCGACAAAAAATTTGAAGCTGATTCAAAACTCACTTTAACGACGCGGATCACTCATGGAGAGACGGGTCAATATAAGGAAATTGACTACCCGGTCCGCGTCAAAGATGAGAACGATCCTCAAAAATTAAAATCGGGTCATACCTACGCGAGACGAGATTCCCTCGAGCTCCTTTTCAACGTCGCCGAAGCGGATGGAGACGACGACGGAAACTCCGCCGCGAACGTCAATGAGAGCTCCTCGAGCAATGGCTCCTCGAATACGGGGAAGGTCGGGAGGAGATCGGGGAGCTCCAAACCTCCGAAATATCAACCGACTGAAAAAGTGAAAAAGATCGAAGGTCAAATCCGATCATCTCTTTCGAAGGATGATCTCGCGAAAACGATCAACGCGCTTCAGGAGGTCAACAAAGAGACCAAGATTTCACCATGGGACGAGATCGATAAGGAAGGACAAGACTATCTCGCGCTTGTATGGGAGCAAGTCGAGAAGAAGCTCCCCGAGTCGACTCCGAAGACCGAAGACGAAATCTCAGACGAAATACCTTTTTAAATACTCGCAAAAATAGTCGCAAAAATAGTCGCATAAAAGAGGAACCATGATCCACATTGATGATATTGAAAGAATTTTTAACGAATACCCGGAAACCTTCGACGGTCTCAAGGAGGGAGTGATTGAAAAGTTTCGCGATTGGTATCCGTCAAATATGCACGTTATTGACGCATTTGAAAAAGAGGCTTTTTATCTTTTGACCCGAGGACGTCGGGAACGCTATTCGATTTATACCATCCGGGAGAAGCTCCGATGGGACTCGCTCGTTTCCGAGAGCGGTCAAGACTACAAATTGAACAACAATTTTTCTCCGTTCATTGCTCGGATTTTAATGTTCATGAACTCAGACATGGACGGAATGTTTTCCACAAGAAGAGAACTCGAAACCGAAGAATTAACCGCATAAAGGAAATATGGGATCACTCAATAAAGTAATGTTGATAGGAAATCTCGGACGCGATCCCGAGATCAGATACACAAACTCCGGATCTTCCGTCGCGAATTATTCGATCGCAACGACGGACCGATGGACCGATCGGCAGGGTGAACGACAGGAGCGGACCGAATGGCATGATATCGTCGCATTCGATCGGCTCGCGGATCTCTCTCAGAATTATCTCAGGAAAGGATCGAACGTCTTTATTGAAGGACGTCTTCAGACCCGTTCTTGGGAAGATAACGAAGGACAAAAGAAATACCGGACCGAGGTCGTCGCGAATCAAATTCAATTTCTGGATAAGGGATGGAGCGACAACGGAAACGATAACCAAGAGACCGAGCTCTCGGATAATAATCCGCTCCGATGATTCATTATCACGGGACGCCGATCGCTTGTTCTGATGATCAAGCGGCGCGAATCCTCAAGGGTCGCCATGCTTTTGTCTCATACGGGAGTCGAAATTCAGTCTATCAACTTTCAATAGTTGAGGAGGTCTGTCAGTCATACGCTCTTGATAATGGAGCATTTTCTTTTTTCAAGTCCGGGAATCCCGTCGATTGGGATGGATATTATAAATTTCTTGACGACGTTTATGGTCCCTCGACGGACTTCGCAATCATTCCGGACGAGATTGGAGGATCAGAGGAAGATCAAGATCGTCTCATCATGGAATGGCCTTTTGAAAATTCAAAGATCGAAGGTGTTCCGGTTTGGCATTCAAACGAATCAATAAATCGTTTGTCTATGCTTGCAGAAAGGTTTCAAAGAATCTGCATTGGTTCCGGACCGGGACTTCATCCAAATTCGGCTGAATGGTGGATGAGAATCAATCAAGCATTTGATGTTTTGACCGACGAGGACGGCAGACCCTCTAACAAGATTCATCTCCTTCGCGGACTGAATACCAATATATTCACAAAGCTCCCGATTACTTCGGCAGACTCGACGACCGTCGGCAGAAAGAGCTCAGAAAACTTTTGGTCCGGTCCCTATAAACCAATCACCTATTTTTCAAGAGCAATGGTTTTAATCGATCGGATCGAGACTTTCAACGCACCGAAAAGGTGGATTCGTAAACCTATTCAAACGGAGTTTAATATATGGGAATTCGCGTAACTGTAGGAATCTATTTGACCGCCATTATTGCGGCGAATTTAATCGTTAATCAATTTGGACCGAGTGCGTCGATTTATAGCGCATTTTTATTGATAGGACTCGACCTCGCGATCCGAGATCGTCTTCATGAAGAATGGAAAGACAATCTTCGGAGGAATATGTTGATCCTTGTCGTTGTAGGATCGGTGATCACCATCATTTTAAATATGGGAGCTTTATCAATTGCGATCGCGTCGACCGTCGCTTTTTCAGCCGCATTTATCATCGACGGGATTGTTTACCATGCTTTACGAAAACAAAAATATCTGATCAAAGCGAACGTCTCATCACTCGCGGGAGCGGGGGCCGATTCAATACTTT